TTCTGTTGCAGCGCAGTTGATCCGGCATTAATTCCAGCACCGCTAATTGTATGCCCTGCTAGATTCCCAGCTTTTTGCAGAGTCTGCAACCTCTTAGCATTCGCCGCAGCTTTCTCCGCCACGCCACTATAAATATCCACATACTTCTGGGCCTTCTCAAGAACAGCGGCTTTGTTTACTACCTTAAGAGTAGCAACCTGACTTTTAAATTTGGCAGCTTCCTCCGCAATACTCCTTGACGCCTTCCCTGCCTTCACGGAGGATGCAAGATCGTTGCCGACAGCCATATCTCCCAACTTCAACTCACCCATGACCAAGAAGGCTGGGTCAAGGAATGACTGCGCTGCCAATAAGGGATGCTGCAACATTCCCTTAAAGCCTTCAGTGACCTTAGAGGCAAACGACATATCTGCCTCCTTCTTAGTTGCATCAATCTGTGCCTGCGCCTTCTGAACAAGCGCGGGAGAATATTGCGTTGGATTGTTTACAATATGCAGCAGCTTAGCGGTATCTTGAATCTTAGCGGCAGCACGGGTTGACGACTCCTGCGGGTAGGCGAAAGTTTTAACAATCTCAGGAACAGTAGACTTAGTGGTCAAATGCTTAACAGGGTCAAAACCAATGTCCTTCTGCGACAACGGATCATTCTTATAAGTTTCCGGAATTGTCAGAGGATCAGTAGCCGTACCAAAGAGATAGGACAGCGGGCTATTGAAGGAAACATTGTGTATCTTAGCTGCCTGCATCTCCTCAAGAGACATAGGGTGCGCCGGCACCGTCTGATGCTGGGTATTATAATTCTTGAAATAATTTATAATGCTATTGTCGGTATTAAGTAATCCAACCTCTGCCTTCGGAAGATAATTGTAGGTATCCACAAGAGCATTAGTTGCACTCTTGCCATAACCCACAAGAGTATCCCCAAGAGCACTACCTACACTCTGCAAGGTACTATCCGGCTTAGCATTATCCACAACATTAACTGGGGTGGGCAAAGGAGAAAAGTCCGCATCCGTATAAGATACAGGCGCGGTCGAGGCTGCCACAGGAGCAGCAACCGTCGAACCATCAACAGGGGAGAAATCCGAATCCGAGTATGTTGTCGTATCAGCCATTATATTAAATCCGGTAACAAATTGTTACGAGGCATACAAACAACATGCCTATTAGGGTTGTACCCAACCTTCCTTAGTCCACTTTAAGGCAACCTTCGCCTTCGTCTTATTATTAATCATTTCATATATCTTACCGGGGATACGAAGGGAGGGATCTTTATGTAGTTCCCCTGACAAAGGAATAGGTTTAGTAATACCATTAAACGCCTCGGCAGGCTTAGCTGGAGTATTTCCTTCATACCAATGCCCGCTATCAATCTCTGGGGTAGCCTTAGCAATCTCATTATGCTTAATAGAGTTCAAGGTTGCTTGCGTGACAGCTTCCTTAAAGGTCAATGACCTACTAGGGTCTGACCTCATACGTTGATTAGCATCTGAAACAATTTGTATCATTGTAGGACTACTCAAACCAACTCCTGTCTTGGAGGTAACATCCTTACTATATAGTACTGAATTATTAGGATCGTTTGGATCGGCTCCTGTAAGTTGTGCAACAATAGGCATTGCATCCCGCAATTGTTCAGTTGAAGGAGCCTTATCAATAGCACCTACCTTCATATTATTCTTTCGGAGTGCAAGATCCGCAGCATGATATGCCTTCGTATTTGCACTATTGATGGCTGCCTGCTGTTCCGTGGCACGATCATGGGATTGCTGCAAGGCAAGGTGTGCCTGCTGAATCTTTGCCGTAGCCTGTTGGGCAGCGGTCATGCCTGTCTGTTCAATACGTCCCATAATGCCAGGAGACCATTGCGTATTATGAACATTCTGCCTCTCCTCCGGAGAAGAATTAGGATCTCCCATAACCTGCATCTTCCAGGCATTTAATGCCTGCGGGGTATCCCCATAAACTGCGACGAGTTGCTGGGCTGCCATGCCTGAATTAGTGTAATGCATTTGCTGCCTCTTCAACTCAGCCGTCTGCATTGCCGACTGTTCCTCCTGCTGCTTCATCTGTGCATTTTGTGCATTAATCATATTAGCAGATGCCTCACTAGCCCCCACTAAATCTCCTCTGGATAATGCTGAGTAGGCCAACCTAGAGTTAAATCCAACCGGGTCAAATTTTTGTGCCTCCTGATCTGGAGTTGGTTGAGGTTGCGGAGGTGGTGCCCCAAGAGGTTGCCCTGTCTGTGGATTAATAATGGGAGTAGGTTTCGCAATACTCCCCTTCATCATATCATCCATCTCCTGCTGCTGCCATTGTGCCTTCTGGCTATTCTGATCGGCAACCTGATGGGCATTCTGCAACCACAAGGCCTGCATCTGCCTCGTATAATCATTCTGACTTGCCTGCTGCTGCCCCTGCACGAATCCTGTGCCTGCATTAGCAAGGGCTTGGAGGCCTGCACCAATATTAAATCCCATGATTAAGATACTCCAAAGGAAAACATAGAATTATCCGAAGGGGCAGATTGCAATTGCATGCCGTAACCGCCAGTACCATTGCCTCCTATATATCCACCAGTGCCTGTGGTAGCATCATAAGAGGTTCCGGAGCTACTACCGCCTCCTCCAGAATTATTATAGGCATTAATACCCTGCCCAACCAAGCCACCAACCTGCCCCCACATTTGATTACTCTGCTGCTGCTGGATATTAGCCTGATTATTAGCAGCCTGCATCGCACTCGCAGGAGCCTGCCCAGCACCCGACAGCATGGCAAGATTATTGAATTGTTGCTGATAGGCATTACCGCCCGCCTGCGCCGCTGCAACAAGGGCATTCCCGCTACCTGTATAACCCTGTGCTGCCATAGTACGGGAGGCAGCCTGCTGCTCCGCCAATCCATATCCACTATTGACGGCAGAGGAAGGATCCTTCATAAGGGCATTGAGTTGCTGTGCTGCCGCAGGTCGATACTGCGCATAAGGATCATAGGCAGAGGGATTACTATTACCTGAACCTCCACCACCCCCACTCAATGCCCCACCTACAACTGTAACTGCCGCTGCGCCAACCGCTGCCCATACCATCAGACTTCTCCAAAATTAAGTTGAAGTTGCTCAAGGCAATCTACCAAGAGCTTACCCGTCTTTGAATCCCTCAACCTATCTTCTGGCACAATAACTTCCGCCTCTAATTCTTCTTCCGTGGTTGTTTCAGTTACATGCGTGTTTGCATACCACACATCTGTATGTGCATACCCAATTTTTTTAGTTCCTGCCTTACTAACAAATATGCAGGGAGCCTCAAATAGCTTTGGCCCATCATCCATTAAAATTGTAATACTTCCCTTAAGAAGGATATTAAAATGTTCCGTACGGTGCATCTTCCCTACAAGGATAGTACCTGCCGGAATAAATAAACTCCTAATACACATATGAGGAGCCCACTGATTTGTAGCAGGCATATCCACAGGAGTACCTTGGCAGAGGCGATCCTGAATATCAAAAATCTCTTGCAGGGTAGGACCGCGAGTTAGAAATTCTTTTGGGATAATAGTATTCATAATATTAACTATTCGGGAATGGCGAGCCAGCCTGTTTGAGTGATTGCGTACATGGTCACCGAGATAGCCCGTAGCCGAGAATGTCAATAAATGCCGCGCCGCCCGATGCGGGAGCTGGCGAAAGCGCGTATTGAATGCTCTGGCTTGCGTCAATGGGGAACGACAGCGGCACGCCGGTAATGGGCCTGATGACGTGGATAGGAAATACCGACGCCAGTGAATTGCCAAGCTCAAGGGTTGCCGTGTTATCCGTGTCCAGGCAATTCAGCTTTGCGACGTTGGCCGTCGCGGGCACCGCAGCGGATAGCGACACGGTGGTTGCAACGGTAGCGACGCCGGCGGAAACAGCGCGAAAAGGCGCGTTTCGCGTGTCAAGGCGCCACACAACGAAGCCGTCCGACCCGTGCATGAAGTTCGTCAAGTTCCCCGACGCATCCGCTAGAACCGAGCCGAGATACCGCCGCGACGTGTCGCCCGTTTTAGCGCGGGCCGTGCCGCTGTAGGGGACGTCCGGCGCCGTCGTCACGCATTCGATGGCTGGCGTTCCAGCGTTGGAGTAGAGGTACAGGTGGTAGAACGTCGAAGCGGTGAGCACCAAACCAGTCAGTGCGATGGCGTTCGGCGCATCGAGGTAGTAGCCGAGCGACGGGATGTAGGCTCGCCCGCTCGATACCGTGACCGCCGTGGCGCTCACCCACTGCATCTGAAGACCATCGATGTAGCCTGGGCCTGACCAGAGCTTGGCACCATCTACCACACTCTGCGGATCGACTGTTGGTAGTGCAGAAAGGAACGGCATCTCAAACCCTCACAGTTATGGGATCACCTATATGATCCTGAATTATTGCATACGCATGTGTAGTTAATACTGAAGGATCATTACTAGAATTAACTGGAATATTAATAACACCTGTAATTCTTCCGTAAGCATCTAAAACTAATTGGGGAACATGTGTAGCATCACCATAAGTTCCTGGGGTTGTATTAACCAAGGGTTGTTTAGATACTGAAATTAAATTAGCATTAATTGTATTAATCTTAATCTGTACATTGGTGAACCACTGATTCCAAATAAAACTAACCTTTCCTGTATTCTTATCCGCGATAGGAGTATTATTAGGAGTCTGTGCAAGGTTATTGGATTGCGTGGTTCCCATTACAATGTACCTACATCAAATTGCAATTCTACACTTTTCAATCGGAAGGGGAGATTATTGTTGATTGTAAATTTGAATGCCCGCCGAGTGAACGTCCCGCAGTGATCTAACTTCGGGAAGGGAAGGGACATATCAACCTTTCTCGGCTGTGACCAAGTCTGATAATCATCATCCGTTACTTGTACCTGCATGATTGCCCCAGTAACTTGATCCGTATCAAAGATCATCCTCCCCAACTGTTTCCTCCTGGAAGTGCCTGCATCCCACAGGGGAGTGATAACAGTGATGGGCATAACAGAGCCATCATCATCTAGGTAATTAGGGCTGGCATAATATAACGTCCCATTACTTTCATGCTGCAAGATATGATTACCAGCACTATCACGGCAAGAAGCCACAATAGGCATATAATCCCCATTAGTATCCGTCCACTGCTCCCACCTATTCTGCACAAGATCGTAGGCAAGTGTAAGGTTGGCATTCTTAATCGTAACGACATAGAAGTTATGCCCGTTTGCTTTGATATGCCAACTATATACAACCGACAGGTCGATCTGATTAAGGAGGCGATCAATGTTAGGTGTGGATACAACCCTCGGCTGTGTCTGCTCCAACATCAATACTTGATTGGAGGCATCCCTATTCGTGGAGATAAAGAATAGAATCTCTTGAATAGATTGCACGCTATCGGCGGAGGCACAACCGTAGTTCAATTTACCGGCAGGATAGAATAGCAAGGGAGAACCTGTTGGATTCCCTACATCACTAAAGAACTCTGTTGTCCATTCCTTCAAGGCAACAACATACACCGATTGCTTTGACAAATACACACCACTATCCGGCTCAATCTGTGCCGTGATATAATCGAGAGGGTCCCAATCCCCTACAACAGAGACACTATTCGGCACACTACCCCAAATCACCGCAGGTGTAATTGCAGTACCGAAAAAGTGCTGCATTACATAAATTGCCCCATTGAGATAGGCAAGTCCCTTTGTTGTGTAGGCAGGATAGGTTGCATTAATGGAATGGAGGGTTGCAGAAAGGCCGCTAGTATCTTCATAGGCATATCCCTGAACACCATTCTGTAATACTAGATGAGGAGTTGTTCCAAGGATACTATTGAAGGAATAGACACCGCCAGTACCATCAAGACCTGTTGCAACGGAGGCTAATCCTTTATAAAGGACAGTTCCGAAAATAGAATACACATAACCATTCCAATAATAGACACCCCTGCCAGCAGCGCTAGTCAGGGGAGGAATACCCCAAGTCAACATGCCCGGGCGGCGGTATATATGTGTTCCCTCATTCGGAGAGGCCTCCACGTAACAATTGATGATGCGGGAATCTTTCGCCGTTGAGTTATCCCGATTCTCAGGACCTGCAATAAGTGGAAGGCGTGCCGGAACTGCAACGGTTGGAGATTGTGCCATTAGCGAAACCTCCCCGCTGTATTATAGAAACGACTATCTACATTAAATCGTGTGGATGCATCCTCCACATCGAAGTTCTCTAGGGCAGTACGATAGGCAGTTGCCCTCTGCTGGCATCTATTCATTATGGATTCTGGCTGTCCCGTACAGATATCATCCGCCAATCCCCAACGTAATGCCATCCTCCATTCTTGCGGGAAGGCGGTATTATCCGTCAATAGAACTGGATTCTTTGCCTGCACCCTCATAAGAAAGGTTGCAGTATTCAATATCTCCGTGCTATCAGGAGCAGGCCATAGATTCAAATTAAGTGCGTATGCCTGCTTATCCGCGAAGTATGAATTGATGGTACCCGAATTACCAGTAACCTGTGAGAGGCGTTCCCACTCATCCCTACTAATGGGGACAAGAGGGCGCCTTATATTAGACGTATTAAGAACAAACCCCTGCAATACTTGCAAGGGCTTATCCATTGTCACGGCGGGACCAATTGGGCCGATGACATATTGCGTCTGATTAAGGACAAGGGGAACTGTTATCTCCTCCTGGAGGAACAATTTGATCCCCTGCGTCTGCCACAAGTTAATAATATCGCAGAGGCGCCTCATATATATTGCAAGCTGTTCTGAGTCCGCCTCTGCACCTTCCTGCAAATACCCAGCATCAAACATGGCATCATTGATGATACCATATGCCGTGTTGGATGTAGAGTTAGCCATATATTACGCCGGATAGATAGGTTGAAGTTTAATGCACTCAATGATGCAGGCGAATGTTAGGGCGCCATTTGCCGTTGTAGGGGTGCCTGCAATACCCGTCGTAGAGAACATAATATCCCCGGTAGCTCCTGGGGCTGCATTATTCGTAAGGCCGGCAAAGTTTGAAAAATCAGAATCATCCCCGCCAGACATACCCCAGAACAGTTCATTGGTGGTTGCCTGCCACCACAATTGCACGTCTAGGTTTGAACTATTCGGCTGCGAGTATTTAACCCTCTCTACGCGCAAGGCAAGGCAGGGAGGACTCATGGTGGCGACAGTAGTAAGTTGCGTTACCGGAATATCAATCGGAGTTGCTACCGTTAGGTCAATCTCACCTGTAACACGAATAACAAAGTTCCGCATTCCATCACGCAACACCTGAGTGTTGAATGTATTGGCCATGATTAACGCTCCATCGCGGCATACAGGAAGTCTGCAACGCCGGTTGTTACGGCGGCAGTAGCACCATTACCAATGGAGAGGGTTGGATTCAGAAGAACCGCAGTCATTGCTCCCGTGAGAGAGGAGGCAAGGATCTTCGCAGCCGGACCGAGGGTAGTAACATCTTGCCTCTTCTGCCCAATCAAACTATTACCAGCATAGATCAATATATTACCAAGGCGGTCAACCGTGAAACCAAGGTCAATATCAGTATTCGCCGTCAACAATCCCGTCAAGGTAACAGTGCCAATAACGACACTTCCCGTGACCACATTCACTACAATGTTTGTAGTACCGGCAGCCTTCAAGAAGTAGATGCCGTCCGTAATTGCCGTGAAGGGGGTTGTGGTTGTGTCAATGAGTCCGGCAATAAAAGCATTAGTCGTGAGGGTAGCAACCTGCAGGCGGCACAAGTAGGCCAACTTCTTGGTGGCTGTATATTGGAAGGAGGCTACCGGAAGTTGAACCGTGGGATAACTTGCTGCCGTTGCGGCGGTGGTGAAGAGAATACGACCACCACTACCACTAGCAGCCGTAGCAGCAATGGAACCGCCTGACACAGTTGCCGTATAAAGGGCAGCATTATAAGGGAGAAAGTCATCCTCATAATACGCATAGAAGAATGGATCAGGTACACCAACCTGCGCGAGAGGCTGATAAGGTGCATCCTGCGTGAAGCCGGAAGTGAAGCGTACTGGATTGCCCATGATATTTGTCCTGATGATAACGCCATTATGGAAAGGCGCTTCCCTTCGATCAATTGTCGGGAAGCGTTATACACCGTGTAACAATTTGTTACCTCTCTTTTTACTTCTTACCTTTCTTATGCCCGTGGTAGTTTTTCTGCCCAGGGGCAGCTTGTGCAAGGCGGGCCATTTTACCAATAACTCCGCCAGGAACTCCCTGCGCCTTCATCTGAGCAGCACGGCCACCGTGACCCAACTTGTTACTCTTTCCTTTAAAGGAACCAGCCTTCTTAATAGTGGCCATACATTACTCCTCATTTACCTTCAGGACGTTTATGCAAACCCTTCTCGGTCAGAAGCGCCTTCAGGTCGTCAATGTGAAGGCAGTCGCACATACATGCCATGCACACTGGACCGCCAATCAGTGGCGCGATACTTCCGTTACAGTAATCATTTCCCGGCGTCGCATCGAACAAGACACCAATGGTATTGATTGGATTGCTGTTGTGCCCACCATACCCCGCAAGTGATACAACGATGTCGCCATTCTTAGCCTCACGGCCATTACGATAATGCATAACTACCTCCTATTACGGACCATTGCTACCATAGATACCACGAGGATCGGTACAACCCAACGAGAAGCGCATATAACTAGCCGCCAATGCATTCTTGGTATTGAAGTCATTGTCCTGAGCGAACTCAGGCTTAGCACGCCAGAAGAAGCGCATACCATTCGGCACATTAGTACGGACAAACCATGCACTCGGCTGCGTGAGGTAATGGTTCAACTTCACACCCTTCGGAAATGCCCCGGTGGACTTCAACACGTTAATGTTATTGTTCGCCGTATCACTCTGAAGGACACTCTTGAGGATACGCTCCGCATTGTAATGTTCCTGCGGAGCAATATGCAGCGACTGACCCATGGCAGCAACACGCAACCCCTTATCGGAGGTCATCTGCATGATCTGAATGCCGAGGTCTTCCAGTGCCGCCTCACTCAAATCAGCACCAGGAGTCAAGGCATTACTGAAAGTACCGCCGCTAACCTGAACATGCGCATTACTAATCAGCGGCTGCCCATCGGCCATCACAAAGTAGCTAGACGAGAAGGCATTGTTGTAGATGAATGCCGACACATTCTCAATGGTCTGATTCATTGAAAACGCATTTGTCTTAGCACGCCTCGTTGCCACTTCCTTATAGAGGTTATCCATCAACTCCTCATGCGTTACGATGTAACCGAGACCATACGCAATGTGCGTATAGCGGGTTACGTAACCTTGCTCCTCACCATCATACTCAACTGGTGCACCTTGACCCTTAACAGGAGCGAGGCCAAATCCAGTGACCTGCACATCTTCCTCATACGCCTTCTTTGAAGTCTCAACCTCGAAGAGATCCGTATACTCCACCGGATGCTCATTATACATCTGACCCCATACGGTATGAACACCAGGCCATTGTAGTTTCGGGTGGGTACCAGTATTGATTACGCCTGCCATATTATTCTCCTATTAGACGCCAGCAGTGCCGGCAGACAGTTCGTGTGCGTTGATCTTAACAAGCCACTTGGCATTCGCACCGAAGGCATTGTCAGATGTACGATCCAACCCAAGCAGACGAACTTGCAGGGTACTGGTTGTGGCAGGCGTTGCATCCGTAACACTTGCCAACTGCCAACCGGAACTGAAACCATTATTCGTTCCGAGGAACAGAACCTGGTTTAGACCAATCTCTGTGGCGGCCAACTGTGTACCATTGGCATGTTCCTGAACCTTAAAGATCAGGTCAGGACTATCTGCAACAATAGCATACCAATCAGTTGCCTGAGCGGCAGCAGGTCGCACCGTGCTGTTCAAATTGAGTGGATTAAAAATACCACTCTCCGAAGTACCGAGGCCCATAACGACACCACGGATCGGACCCGTTGCAGCAGCGAGAGTAATACCAGGTACACCATTCGCATCACCGCTGCCACTACTAATAACCGGATCACCAATGGCGAATCCGTTAGTGTCGGCAGCTGCGATTTGATAGATGTTACCCTGGCCGTTATACGGCGCCCCAGTCAGATGTTTGACGGGGGATAGACCATTAGGGCGAGATACATTTGCCATAGAGGTTTCCCATTATGATTTACGAGTGAATAGGCTGTTCTTACCAGTTCTTTTATCAATGTAACGTTGCTTCCTGTCCTCGCCTGACTCACCTGAACTATCACTACCTATGGTACCACCTTTCAATGTATTCGCAAGGGCATCTGACCGCTTGTCTAGCAAACTCTGTGCGTATTCAAAAATTTCATCGGGGCATTCCATGAGGTACATCCGTGAAGGACCCTCTCCACTACCAATACTCACACGGGAACCCATGTCACCATTACCACTATCCTTACTATCACCTGCAAGGTCGAAATTATTAATATCAACATCGTCGGCATCTACGAAACGATAACCTGCCTGAACTGCCTGACCTAGCCGTGCTGGAACTCCCCGAAACCAATGCCTATGCCAACCCGGCTTCTCCGGGACTTCCATACGCAAGGTACCGCCTGTCATCGGCTTATATCCCTTCGGAAGTGAGAGGGGAGTATTAGCGGGATTCGACTTCTCTTTCTGCACGGCCATGATTAACCCTCATTCTCTTTGTAAAGATTATAGAAATGGTTTTCCCATTCCTTTACGGTCTTGAACATCTTGCCGGGACCAACAAAGTTATCATTGTCCTCATGGCAGACATCCCTTGCCTCCTTCGAGAGTGAGGCGAAACCACCATTACCTTGGTTGGTTCCATTCGTGCCACCTTCAACCTTACTAACCTGCCTTCCCCCCTTACCTTCCACCTCCTCAAGAATCTTGAGGCATTTATCCATGAAGGCCCTGCCGCTTGACTTCTCACCATCATCACGAAGGTCTGCACCGATCTTAATCAAAGCCCTTGTACGCTTACGATTAGTTACATCGGCATCATCACCGAACCAATCATTCTCCTCATTCCATGCGATGAACTCGGGGTCAAGGCCATTGACCTTCCCTTTATCTTCCTTGTCCTCAACTGCAAGTTCTTTGCTATCCTTGACCGCAGACTTAAGTTCATCCAGCTTATCGAGGACCTCCAGTTCGGCATCCACATCGCCAACCTCCTTGGCTGCCTTCAACTCTGCCCGCAATTGTGTCCTTGCCTCGGCTACCTTCTGTGCGGTACTTTCCGTGTAGGACTTCTGCAAGGCCTTGATGGCTGTTTGAGAGGTTTCTACGGCTTTCTTAAGACTAGCAACTTCGCTGTCCCTTGTCAACAGTTCCGCTTTCAATTTCTTCACTGTTGCCTGAACAATTGGAAGGATGTGTTCTCCCCTCTCTACGAATTCATCAGCATCCCGCCAATTCTTAGGGTCACTCTTATATTCATCCTTCGGTACCCACCCCATCTCTTTGGCCTTGGAGATTACTTCTTCCGAAGGACCAGTACCTTCACCATTCTCGATTTCATCAGTCATACAATATTTCCTTTCTCAAATGCTACACGAATATAGGCTACTTTATTAGAAGGTTTATATTTATAATTATTAGTCGTATAAGGGTTATCCTGCTCATAGGTACTTACCTCTTCCCAAATCTCCAGATTATTTCTAATATATACCTGACTAGTATTAAAAGATTTTGCTAATGAGCTAATTGCTTTTAAGGTAATATTGACAAGGGTATCAGTAGGAATATCATTCCCGCAAAAAGTCCCCACAGATCCCTCCTCCTTTAAATTACCATTAAAAATTGTAACATACTTAGGTCCCTTTGGATAGGCATAAGAGGTTGGAAATCCTTGGGCAGCCTCAATACCGTAAGACTGAAGTAATATATTAATTACTTCAGGTATAGTAACTACCTTAACTAACTTATTAGACATACCTTACTCCTCAATTCCTGCAAAAATATCACGGTCATTTACAAAACGATACTGTTCTTTGTCCTTCACACCTGTTGCCATGTAGCCAGCGTAGGCGCTAATCAATACGTGTTCACCAATGGAGGCACGAGGAACATCCTCCTCCTTCCAACACATTGGGCCGATATCAATAACAATCGCCCTCTGTTCAACGGTCTGCATGTTTGCCTTCACACTATCGGGAATGATAATTGTTCCCTGTGCAACTGTAGGTTCATAGGGCTTAACCAACACGGCACGTCCCTTCGGAATCAATCCACTATTGTTCATTCCCTTCCCTCCAATTCCACATAGTCAACGCCTAGAAGATCCCGCATTGCATTGCAGTAACCTGTGGCACCTGCATTCTTCACTAGCATTTCAGTTGTGAAGGCAGCACTCAGGCCTCCATCAGCCCATTGCTCCATTAGTTTACTGCGCTGCCGGGTTGCCCATTCCATTAGCATTTCCGTCACCGGATGGTCCTTCCAACTGAGGAAGAGTTCCTTGTCCGCCTGTTCCATCTTGTCCTGTAGTGTTGTCATTTTCGCCTACCTGTTGTGCTTGTTGAGTTATGGAATCATTCATCATCTTTAACGCGTCGATCTTTGCCTTGAACTCCTCAATGTTCGCTGTTGCTCCTATGCCACCTGCTTGCTGCTGCGCCAATGCTGCCTGTGCATATAGGCTTATAATCTTCGCCTCATTCAAACGGCGCTGCTCAAACAAGGAAGACATATATTGCAACTTCTTCCATTGGAGGTTTGCCATTGCCACCTGCACCTTCAACTGCTCGATCTGTACTTTCTCGGTGAGGGGTGGTGGCATCTTCTTTGCAAGGCCGAGGTATACCTTATCAATGTTCGGTATTCTCATTGCCTTCAAATAATACTTATTAACCTCGTCTGGGTTGTACAGGAGGTTTCCATTCGCAACTTGCATCAATGCGGAGGCTTGCTTGAATCGTGCCTGGTCACTCATTACATTTGGATCGGCGACAGGCACAACAGAACTACTATCGCCAAGGTAATCAGCACGACTGATGTATGTATCACCGCCAGCGAAGTAAGTCTTGCCTGCCGGAAGATGAATGGCATTGAGAATATATAGCTTCTTATACTCCTGCTTCATCGACCTCCAGATACGCTTGAAGATTGCGGCATATACTTTCTGCCCCTGCTCAATCATCGTCTGACTTGTTTGTGCGGGTGTATTCTGTCCTGGATTCCCTCCCGTACTAATATCCACAGCACCACTGATTTTCTCCGTGTAGTTAATCAACAAGGAGAGAAGTTGGAACATTACATTGGAGGGTTCTCGCACGGGGAGAGGTATGACAGATTTACGCAGATCGTCCCCGGTGCTATCAACTCGATTCCACTCGAACGGGGAAAAGTTATACGTACCTCCCCTGATTTTTGCGCCACGACCGAGAAATCCCCCCGCAGTGTTACTGATAGTTCCGGAGTCGAACAATTGGTTGACGGCACTATTAACAGATTCATTGAGGGGTCCCAGGAGTACACCGTACCCAATATCCATGATGCTGCCATCGGCAGAGGGGATGAAGGGGATTTTTGTGAAGTATTCGTGCGCCTGTATGCGGATGATTTCACCGCTCGGGGACTTCTCAACATCCCTCTCGGAGTCAGCACGAGCAACTATACGTAGGACGCAATGGGTACTATTCTCGATTGTTACGATGTAGGGTTCTGCATAACCATCACCATCGAGGTCGAGTGTGCGGTGTTGTTCAAGGGCAAGAAATGGGGTACGTGTATCCGGTTGAGGTTGTTCCATGCCGGAACGATTATCAATCTCTACACTCTCCTCCGTCTGAGGGATGGCAGGTGCAACATCCTCGTACCATTCTTCCTCCCTTACATCCCTGTATACACCCGACAAGATACGACTGTGTATTGTATTGCGGGACATTGGAATCAAATGTGTCTTGGTATAATCCTCAACATTCTTTGCCCAGTAATTAATGACAAGGTCCCTTGCAAGGACAAGATCACTTTCATTCCTTCCCTTATCGCCGCTGAAGTAAGTCTTCTTCCAGGCAGTTCCAACGATTGGTACATTAAGGAGGGCACGGTCTGTTTGTTCCTCCCAATCCTCATCCTGCTCCAGCAGTTGCCAACTCATGTGCGTTGATATGCGTTCGGAGCGTGCCGTCTTTGAACCATCTGGATCGGGACCAATAACACGGGACTGCACAACACTTGTACCATCTACAATGTCAGGATAGGCACGACTATGGAATTGCAGTGCTGCGATGGTAATAAGAGGGAAGGCAATGTTACTACAACCAGGCCAAGGGAAACTCTTGTCCTTTTGAATCTGCATGGCGAGGTCCATGCCAGCCGAGTTGCGCTGCAACCAATGAACACGAGATTGCACGTCGGATTGATAATCCTGCCACACAAGATCACCAATCTTTCGAAGGTCATCCTCCGTGAACTTATCGCAGAGGTTGGGGGAATCAATTGTATCTTTGTCAAATGTTATCTTATTATCAAGGTCTAGCATTTGCTTACCCTTTATTATAATGCATGACGTAACAATTTGTTACGGGTATTAGTATCCAGTATGCCTGTTACGCCCAACTGCATTTTCTCTATAGTATTGATTTTCTTCCTCCTCCAACTCATCTATCTCCTCGAAATCTTCCTCCTCAAGGGATCCCATATTCTCAAGGCCAATGCAGAGAGTTGCCGTGCTATCAAATTGATCATCTAACTTAGCTTGCTTACCGCCGGTAAATTTAAGATTCTCATCCTTGTAAGAAGAAAACCAAGAACCATCAACATCAAAGCGTACAAGTCCTGACTTCAGTCTCTTTTGATAAGGTCTACCTCGAACTGCCTTATCTTTTACTGGATTAAGGATTTCAAAATTTAGATATATATCGCGGGCCTGCATTTCATTACGAATCATAGGCCAAACGCTATTCCAGATAATACCTCCCTCAACAAACCACATCTGCGGATGCCATCGGGACTCCATCATAAACATTTCTTCAATCCACTCATCTGTTCCCCACCTACCAACCCTACTATCTACAACATGGAGGAGATTATTTATATCTTTACCCCCAGCGGTAAAGGAGGTTCTATTAGCAAGGTCAGCCTTGGAGACAGCAAAGTCGCAACCGATATAATACAGTTTTTCAGAGTCTTTGTCATCCTCTGACATAGGAATAAAATACTCGGACTTAAGATAGGCATCAGCCATGTCCTGCGGATCATTTAGGAATTCCTGAGCGTAACCGCCTGGGTCACCATCTTCCTCAAATTCTTCCTGCTTGTCCCGTAGCTGAGCGGCAGTCCACCTTTCCGGCCACAGTATATTCGAGAAGTCATCGTAGGATTGATGTGCCTTGTAGAATAGGAAATGCCACTTCTTATTCTTCAGGAGTCGAGATAGTAAACTATCTTCATGTAGGATAGTTCCGTGAACCCGTATCTTACCACTCTTACTGAGCGCCTGCTTACAGGCACGAAAGAACCACCTCCTGAATTTCTCCCTTCTCTCCTTAGATTCAACCTGCTCATCGTCCTCCATGTCATCACAGACAATCAAATTAGGACGTTTACCGTTCCACAGAGCACCACGAATCTTTTGTTCCGATCCCCTTGCATTAATACGAAATCGGTGTCCGTCATCACACACCACAATGATTTCAGTCTTTGCATCGCTCTCGAATCCTACAATGCCAAACTCTTCCCGCAGATCGGTGTTGGTATGCAACTCCTCACTAATGTTAGAGAGTTGCTCACTTGCCTTTGGTTCTGTACTACCGATTAAGATAACATAGTCAGAGGTACGAAAACACACCTCCGCCATTATGTAATCGAATGTAAGACCCGTCGATTTAGCATGATCGCGGGGCGCAACGCAGCCACACGAATCATAATCACTCGTGTAGAGTTTCCATGCCTCCCTATGGAATGGCGGTGTTGGCATAGCATTGTCATACCTCGGAGAGAGGAATGTACCTGCGAATGCCTCCACCAACTCAGAAGTAAGTTTTACTGCCATAGACTTCCCGACATTGTAAATTCCAACCTACCTATATTATTCATACCTATTTTCAACAAGGAAGGATTAGGTATATCATTACCAACAGATACTCGAAGTACATAATCAATAGTGAAACGGTCCCTTTCCTGCCTCATATATAGATCATTATTTAGGAGGTAGCAAAGAATAATATCAGACTTCCCTAGATTAATACTAACCTTCCTCTTATCATCAAAGGTACATTGTGGGGAGGTAGAACCTGCCGGAAGTGTTATTATTGTATAACCAGGGATAGTATTATCATACCACCAAAAATAAGCATTCCCTTGCGATACATAGGCAATGCAGGGTTTCATATTCTGATCGAAGGCAAGACTAACAGATGTTACATTAGGCTTACTCAGCAACACGGTAGCAGGTGTGTTGGGAGAAGATATAACCATGTCATTTAAAGTGAGGGGACCTGCAATTGTAAGTGTCCATGTTTGCACCTGCAACCCTTGCGAAGCATCACTTAAACCAATCCCACCTAACTGATATGAGGTAGTAAGAGAGGGGGTAATATTATCTGGAGGCAGATAAGGGGCATACATAAGGGTTGTAGATAAAGCATTCCCAGGCATCATATCATGGGTATCTTGCAAGAGAGAAATTAATTGTAAAGGAAAATGTATAAGTATTATCTTTAGGGATAGCTGGGGTAAATCCTATTTGAAATTTATGATACCTATGAGATACCGTAATAACAGTTATACCTCCCGTAAGATTCATATATCCTACGGGACAAGTATAGGTAGCTTGCTGAAAATAGGAACCTACCGTATAAGCAGCGACAGAGCCTGTATTAGGATTAGAACCAGAAGCTCCTGAAGGATTAGTAAGAATTGTACCTAAAGATCCATTATATCCAGTCATTTGGGGAACAAAATTAAACGCAAAAGGGTTTGAAGGACCCCCAGTAGGGCCACTTAATCCATAGGGAAGCCAACTTATTGCGTAAGTTACACCACTAATGTCAATAGATCCTGTCTGTGTAGTAACATTCCAGTATAGGTTAAGGGTATAGGTAAGAGTAAGTTCTTCTGTAGATAATACAGTAATGGTTGTTGGAGTACCAGTACCATCAACAATAAGGGCATGACTTTGTAATAGATAATTTGGGGATGTAGACACATATCCACCAATACCTACCTCTGCTAAGGTACCCGTTGCAGAACCCACAGGAAAGGTCCAAGTACCTGTACTTGTCCAATAGGGAGGAACTGAACCAGACGCAGCTACATATACCCAATTAACCATAGGACTACTGGCATTTACTCCATTATTAATTGCAGCCAAAAAGGCAGTGAGCGTAGTGTCTGTATAGGCAGGTGTCGTATTTCCCGTCCCAACATAAGCTCCTGCAAGACAAGGATCCTGACCTCCCCCAAACCCAATAAAAAAATAATCCAAACCACTATTAGTAATTAGATTCTTAAAAGGTTTCGTTTGTTTTGTAATTCTTCCAGTAGCAGCATCCCTTACCGTCAGTTGATAAAAGCCCTCAATCCCTCCTTGCATATTCATTGTAGGAGTATTCATGCGAGGGTACCTCCTTGAGGGGCAATGGCAGACTGAATTACTTCTGGTTGATAGTTCATGTAAAATACCTGACCTTTAACAAGTGTGCCAGAAATGGCAGCAATATTATTCTTTATATCCTCATGAGGATTATTATAAGTAACGGCACTAACGGAGATAAGTAATCCGATGTAAGGTGCAATACTTGATTGGATTATTTCAGGAGGATAATTATTATAATAAATGGCACCTAGAGACATCGAACCTGTTACAGGGGATAGGGCATTTTTTATACTTTCCGTCCATCTTGGATTTAGGAGGAGGTGTGCAAAATAGGGAAATATTACCGGTTGAATTATCTCTGCGTATTCAACTGGATAAGGCCAACTTGTATAATATATATTCGTGAATACTGGCGTAGCATTTCCATCTTGAGGCAGCACAGCTAATCGTGTCACCTTATCATATGTATTACCGAGGGATGTATCAATCTCGAATTTAATGCTGTATATATTACCGGGAACGCCGAGGCGAATACGCTGTTCTATATAACCGACATGAACATCTATTCCTTGATACAAGAGGTTAGATGGATTAAGGTCATCCCCACTAAATACCGTAACAGTTACAACCTGATTTGTTATTGTTTCTCCTGCCTTGAGGACATCGCGGAAATCACCAAGGTAAGATTTGGTTTCATCTACCGTCTTACTATCACTAGTATAGAGGGACACTAATAATTTCCACCCGGAGCAATTACAGCAAGGCGACCCTCCTTACTATAATTGTGTGTACCGGAGGCAGTCACCAGACATACAATTAGGTAGATATTACCAGCAATACCACCTGTTATATTAACCGTTACTTGTGTAGATGCGTTGGTGACTGTTCCCAGCATGGAGGTAGGGGAAGGATCTGTCCCGGAGAAAACAGAAACAGAGACGGCACTCCCCGTTACTGTTTCTCCGAACTGTAACTTATCAGAGAAATTAATAACGAGGGGTATTGTCTCTGCCGCCGTCTTACTTGGATATTGAAGGAGTGTCATTTCTTCTTACTCTTCGCCTTCTTCCCTCCCTGTGGAATCGGCAAACCCATCGCCATCCTCTTGTGCTGTGGGATTAATTGACTGTCCTGTCCCTTCGATTTCTTGGTAGATGCCATCTTCATTTCTCCGTGTCTCTATGGTTTTGGTTACGCCGCCTTGCAGGTACAACAGGCGTTCAGCGAGGCGAGCAAGGCGATCATTAGTGTCGATGATTTCTTTCGGAATACTACTACCACTGCCAATTCTCTTGGTTGCTTCCATCTGCAACCGTGCTGCGGCTACCCTCTCCTTTGGAGAGCCATTCGCCATCACCTCACTAATAACTTCCACCGATTGCACAAACATCGCGTCGAGTTGGAGGCCTGCCGCCTGACACATCTCGGCGATGTAGTCCTTCATCAAGGGTTGTTTGGACAGCATGGTGATGTATTCAGGTGTAACGCCGACAACATTGGAAATGGTGCGACGGTCAATACCCTGAGCCAGCATAGCACATACCTGCTTATGCTTCGGCTTCAATTCTTTCATCTGCCAGCCGACAACATTTTCCCCTTCATCAAGGGGTTGCTCAACCATTGCATTCATTTCCACTTCCCTACTGCTGGAGCACGCTTCGCCGTTACCTCTTTTGGAATCTTCACCTGCCTTGCCATAGGAAGGGCGTGCATCTTTGCGAAGCCTTGATTAATCTTCGCCTCGTGTTGTTTCGGTACGGCCATTTTCGCAACCTGGAATCCTTTAAAAACATTACGCATTTTCCTGTTCCTCCTTCCTGTGATGCTCCAGATAAAGGGGATCCTCCTCCAACATGTCCTGCACCCTCTCAAGGGCCTCCTTCTGTTCGGAGGTGAGGAGAGAGAAAAGATATTCGTGCTTACTCTTGATGGCCATAGGAGGAGGTACCGAAAAGGGACAGAGAGACCGTAACACAGCTCGGGCAGAAGTGCAATAGCAGCAGAGAGGTTCGTAGAAACACTGACACCTCACATAACAACAACGCCTTCAAAGATAACATACCTGAAAATTCAAAACTTGCCGCGGATGGGAAAATGCCTTTAAGATTTTTAGCAGTCACGCGATTTGCCTCCCCATTGCCAGTGAGAATAGTTATCATTCTCGTTATGATATGTAATCGCATTGTGCGAACGATTATCATTCATCATTGCATATTGTACTGGATGGTTCGGTATTGTATTGTGCAATGTATACTGCACGGTTCATTATATAAAAAGGATGGTCATGCAATCTGGAAATAATTTGAAAATAGTTTGAACTATCTGCACAGATGATTGTCTATCTATCTGTAGCAAGCGAAACGTGCACGCTCATATGCACGATACGATTGGAGTTATCACGATGACTGAGAATGAAGTAATTGCAGCGATTGCACGCAAAGAGTACGAGCTAGTTAAGCTCGACGATATGCGTCAAATGGGAATTGACGATGATCCCAATAGTTATGGATTATTCGACATATCATGGGAAGATGATGATGGGATTATCGCACATGAGTATGTCGCACTCACGCTTGATAGCGCAGAGCGTGAAGATACGCTGCAACATATGTTCATGAATGATTTTTGTGATGACTGGACTTGCACGCAATTGATCTGAACTTTTTACACTGCACATTGTCTAACTGATAGTGTGCAGAATAAAGAGTTTACAACGTGAAGCATGTGCACGAATTCACATGCAATATACGATTGGAGATTAACATGAACAACACACAGACGAAATCACGTTGCAAGATTGCAGACGTTACGTACAAAAGTAGCGTGACGATTATCTGGGATGATTGCACAGTTGAAGATGTACAAGCACTCGCAGCGCAGAAAGTCGTCAATAAGTTTCAGCAAGATGCACGCGAAGCTGGGAAAGCTGTTGCTGAAAATGTCACTCTGTATGCAAGAGATTACAAACAGGGATTGCGTAAAGCTGCGCAAACTCCAGAGCAGATACTTGCTAGCTTGAGTGAAGATCAACTTATCCAGTTGATGAAAGACAGGGGTTTGATGTAATAACGTGCATGTGAAGTAATCTACATTCTGTCAAAAGAGTGTAGATTGCTGCATCTGCCTTCTTTGTGAAAAAGGGCGTAACAATTTGTTATGGGATTTGTTAAGATAATATGTGAAGTGTTGTATATGTTAGTAGTGTTGTATATGTTGGAAGTGTTTTCAGTGTTAGTAAGTGTCATATGCTCTTAAAAAAATATTTAAAAAACAAGCATGCAGCTTACTAACATCATTAACACTCGCAACACGTGCAACATCACTAACACGTGCAACACTTGCAACACTTGCAACACTCTGTCACGCTGCTATAATGAGTCACACACTGACACTAGATACACAGAGCAGCGCAGCAACATTCACTATTGCAGACAAGTAAGGTAATAACATGGCAACAATGAAGGCTGGAATGGTCACGACCGTTCGCATCTCCCCGAAGGATTGTATATCCATTCTGGACATATTGGACGTGGCGCAGGTGAGGAGGGACAATATGTCCTTCGCATCCTGTACATCCCTTGCACTGTCCAGTTTGATTGGGATGGCCCGACAGGCAGGCATCATTGAGGAGCCGGATGGGTTTGCGTTCCTTGATAAGGTTGGCCCGTATAGGGATGGGAAGAATAATAAGGTGAAGAGGCTGACTTCCAATAGCCTGTACCTAGCGGCACAACACGGCTCTGCTGCAATCTCCCTCCCTCGTGTTAATACAAGTATGCCGCCGCAAGTCATGGAGGAGCAGGCCCTCCGTGAACTGAAGGACAGGTTCACAAAGTTGAATGACCGGAAGGAGGCAGACATTCCCCTCTCAATGGAGGAGGAACAGGAATGGCAAGCATGCTTCTCTGTCCTATATCCGGATGGTTGAGGGCAGGCGAATGCAATGAGCGTGGTCACAGGGTTCACAACATTACAAAGAGATATGATATGTTTGATTTTACTGTGTTGAAGCCGGAGGATGATAGGGGTGTCCTCGGCTGGTTTCCCGTTAGTCGTTGTTGGTTCACCTTTACCTACAGTAGTGAGGATAATGCTGTTAGGTCATTCGGCGGCACTGGTGATTTCTTCGGGGAATGGCCGTCCCATTGGGCGTTCTGCCCGCCGGCAATTGAAGAAGATTGAAAGATAAACAAAGATAAATTGAACTATTCACGCGATTGATTGTCTAACACTATGTACGACACAACAATACAACGATTGGAGTATTACGATGAACGGTCATGTATGGCTTGTTTTTGTTTATGCTGATGTACCTGACTCAATCTGGACAACGAGGGAACTTGCGATCACTCGTGCTGCGGAGTTGGATATGTATAATGGATGTTTGGATTTATCCATTATTGACGAATTTATCTTAGATGAACCGGAAGGATTCGTGTGATGCAACTCCCCGCAGCAGAGCAATTCGAGGTGTTCATTCGCCCTCGCTGGCAGGGCATTCCTGCCCCCGGATATAGTCGAGTGAAGGTTACTATATTGAATGATCGACCCTCCCTCAACTTCATACATACGGCATTCCTTCATATCGTAAAGGAATTGTTGGAGGAACGAGGCTACGTTAAGGACGGGGAGGAAAAATGCCTAACAGTAACGCAGATATTAACCTTCGCAATGCAGAAGTATGCGTCGTGAAGGCGGGAAGTAAGAGGGCACAGGAAAACAACTGGAGGATGCAACATGTTAAGTATAACCCCCGAAATGAAAGAACTCCAGAAGTATTGGAACTTTGCGGACGAGCCGGAGGTTGTGGAGTTGAAACAACAATTGATTGGTGGGGTGATAAATCCGATTGAATATTCCCATGCTATTTTATACCTTGCAGAAAGATATGGTTTTACGGAGACCAAGTAATGCAAACCGATGCGCAAAGGAACATCGCAGCGACAAAGCGAGCCGCCTGCCGTACTGGCAACAGGGTCGTGGAGACACCGATAAGGTGTATCATAATGCCCGGCTACTCTCTTCCACCCACTCGTGTTGAAATTGATGCGCTTTTACAGAAGTTGACAGCAGCGCAACTCATGGATATTGTGACGAAGCGCCTGCAACTGAAGTAAAACCAGTAACAAATTGTTACCCCATTTACGAACAAAACACATAGACAAGGAGAAAGAGATGCGTTCAAATGCCTCATACCGCGTTAATGCCCGCAGGAAATCGGCCTTAATTCGTCGTACTGACAACCTCACTATCTGGAAAGGGATGCTTCAAAAGAATCCTAAAGGTGAGATTTGCCAAAAAAAGGTTTCAATTGCCGAGACTGACATTGTGAATCTAATTCGCAATATTGGATAATAACAATCTCAGCATATAACAAACAATCGAGGATTGACAGATGAAAATTACCAAAACGTCCACTTTTAGTGGAGTATCCCATACATTGGATATTCCAGTTACGGAGGAACAACTCCAGAAATGGAGTAATGGCATGCTGATTCAAAAGGCAATGCCAAACCTCAACCCCGATCAAAGGGAGTTTCTTATGACAGGCATTACCGCAGAGGAATGGGCAGAAACTTTCGGGGAAGACGAATGACCTACCGTGCACAAGTAACCCTTCCCGGCGAAGTCCATACGAAGATGCCCGTTTTCGCCACCGAAGCTGAGGCAGCAGAGTACGCCGAACAACAGGCCGATGCATGGCGACTTGTCACCGATTACAACACCGTGTTGGTGGACAAGCCCGCAACGCATGCCATGCGTAAAGGGAAGTTGATCGTACTCCCGTAACACAAGTCATGCCTCTTCATAAAGAGGGGGCATGTCTGGTATTGCAGGAGTAATAAAATGACAAACGCATACCAACGCCGTCTCTCCCATCGCCTTGCGCGTAAAAGAGAGACATACACCGCTCAAAGGTTGGACAATTTCATCCGCATTGACCGTTTCATGTTATCCTTCGAGAATGCCTGGGCTGCCCTCTACAATGAGAAGGTGCAGGTGCAATATCACAACGGTTGGTACTGGATAATGGGCAGGCGTTTGAGGCATTCCGCCTTAGAGCGATTGACGGAAATAATGCAAGCTGAATTACACGAACGGGAATTAGGAGAATAACAATGGCGATGAGCAGGAAAGATTACGAGGCAATTGCAGAATGTATCAATTGTTCCCTTGATTATTACAGTGATCGAAGGATTAATACCTCTAACCTTCTAGCAACCCTCTGTGATTACTTCAAAGAAAGCAACCCTAATTTTCAACAAGGTGTATTTATTGAGTCCTGCCTGAAAGAAGAAGGAGAATAACCATGCTGCGAAGGGGAAATCGAGATAACCTACTATCTGACCAAAAGAGATATGAACAAATACTTCAGGATTATGATAGAATAGGGCAAAAAAAGGAAAGGGAAGATGGTGAATACATCATCACAAT